GCTTGGACATCACTAGCTTATGCAAACGACCCAGGTATTGCTAACCTAACAAACACCTTAACAGGATATGTTGAGATAACAGACATTGGAGCAATCTCAGGTGTTGCTGGATTAGACGCAAGCAAAAATCTTATTGTTCCAGGATCTTCTATTGTAATTGAAGGAGCAACAGATAATACTTATGAGACAACACTTGTTGTTACAGATCCAACAGCAGATAGAACAATAACATTCCCAAATGCTACTGGTACAGTTGCTTTAACCTCAGATATATCAGCATTAGTGGATAGCGCACCAGGAACATTAGATACATTAAATGAATTAGCAGCGGCACTTGGTGACGATGCAAACTTTGCAGCAACAATAAGTGCAGCATTATCTAATAAACAAAGCGTTGTTGCAAACGTTGGAGACACACAAATTGGATACCTAGCTTCAGCTACATCAAATATTCAAAATCAACTAGATGCCAAGCAAGCCATAGTTGCAAACATATCAGACACTGAAATTGGATACTTAAATAACGTAACATCAAATATACAAAATCAATTAGATGCTAAGTCTCCACTTAATAACCCTACTTTTACGGGCACAGTTTCTCTAGATTCTTCAATTATATTTGAAGGCGCTACAGCAAATGATTTTGAAATCACATTTGCAGCAGCAGACCCAACCGCAGACCGCACAATTACACTTCCAGACGAAACTGGTACCGTTCAGCTGAGAGTTACAGATGTTTCAGATACAGAAATAAGCTACTTAAATGGAGTAACATCTGCTATTCAAACTCAATTAGATGCTAAAGCCTCAACAACAAATTTATCTGATCATGCTTCAGATACAACTGGGATACATGGAATTGCAGATACATCAGCACTTGCAACTACATCTGGGGTTACTACAGCTGCATCAAATGCAGAATCAAATGCAATTACTGCAGCGGGGATTGCTGCAGCTTCAGCGATTGCTACAGCTGTAACTAACCATGAAAATGATACAACAAGCATTCATGGAATTGCAGATACCAGCATACTAGTTACAACAACTGGTACACAAACTCTAACAAATAAAACAATTACAACGCCTGCAGGACTCGTAAAAGGAGATGTAGGACTTGGAAATGTTGATAACACAGCAGATTCAGCAAAGCCAGTATCTACTTCACAGGCTTCAGCAATAGCAACTGCTAAATCAGAAGCAATTGCAGATGCAACATCACAAGTTAGCGCAATACTAAATGGTGCACCAGCAGCTCTCAACACACTTGATGAACTTGCAGCAGCACTTGGTGATGATGAAAACTTTGCAGCAACAGTAACAACCAGCCTTGGATTAAAGGTAGATTCATTAACACCAATTAGTCAAAAAACAGCATCATATACACTTTCTTCATTAACAGAAAGAGATGACTTAATTGAAATGGGTTCAGAATCAGCACTAACTCTTACAATTCCAACAAATGCAGCAGTTGCCTATCCAATTGGAACATCTATTGATATTCTTCAGACCTCTACAGGCCAGGTGACAATAGCAGCAGCAGGTGGAGTTACAGTAAATGCAACACCAGGATTAAAGTTGAGAACTCAATGGTCATCTGCAACTCTTTTCAAGAGAGCAGAAAATACATGGGTTGTCTTCGGAGACTTAACAGCGTAATACAAAATTCATAATAAACTAGGAGATTAAAATGGCATCAAGTAAGAAAACAGGTAAAAAATCACAGGCAGCCAATGATTTCTTGGCCCCATTTGTACCAACAATAGGAACGGCAACAAATGTTGGTACTGGTCGGGCATACAATAATGGTGCAGCAACAGTAACCTTTACTGCTAATGTCGATGGCCAGCCCGCTACATCTTATACAGCTACATCATCTCCAGGCGGATACACGGCATCTGGAGCGTCATCTCCTCTTACTGTTACAGGATTGCAGTCTGCAACTGCATACACTTTTACAGTAACTGCTACTAATGCAATAGGCACATCTAGTGCTTCATCTGCTTCTAATTCAATAACTGCAACAACAGTTCCTCAAACAATTCAAACAGCTGCAGTAACATCAACAGTTGCAAATAGAGATGATCTAACATGGACCGCTCCAGAAACTGGAGGAAGTGCCATAACAAGCTATACTGTAACATCTACAGATGGCCCTTCCTATACTGGAATTCTTGTAACTTCAAAAAATATTGATGAAACTGGTGGAACTTCACAAAGCTATGATGTTTATGCATTAAATGCTAATGGAACATCTTTAGCTAAAAGAATAGGACCAGTTACAACATTCTTTTCTCCTCCAGCATTCTTTGCACCACCGCTATTCTTTGGCCCACCAGGATTCTTTGCACCGCCGCTATTCTTTGGCCCACCAGGATTCTTTGCACCGCCAGCATTCTTTGCACCACCGCTATTCTTTGGCCCACCAGGATTCTTTGCACCACCAGGATTCTTTGCACCGCCATCATTCTTTGCACCGCCAAATTTTAGCGTTTGTAGACCAGCATGTAAAGCTCCTTACTACTGCGTCGGTGGCGGCTGTATCGTTTAATAGAAAAGGACACTAAATGCTTTTTTCAAAATACGCTCTAGCCGTAGAAGTAGAAGACTGCCTATTTGAAATATTTGACACTATTACTCATGAATTAGATTCAGAAATTGATAAAAGATATAAAAAAGGAACAAAAAATACAGCGATAGCTATTAAAGCTTTGAGCAATAAAAATATTAAAAATGGCTCTATCAACAATAACGGCCTATTTGAGTCTAAAGATAAAGATGGATTTCTAGAAATTGATGATAGTCAGCATGCATTTGTTTTTTTATCAGACAACAGGGTTTTTGGTGCAAGTATAATGACACAAGAATCTCCAGGATTCGAAAAATATATTAATGCCTTTCAATCAAAAGTCTTAGTTTTAGATATATCCTTAGAAGAAAATATTGGTATAGGCGATTTATGGGATACAAAAAGTTTTAAAAATATTAATGATTTAGATAAACAAAAAAACGAAACCCCATCAAAATGGAATCAATGGAAAAAAAATTTAGGTGAATCTAGGCCATGGCACCTTTTAGATCCAGAAAAAAAAATTCGCAGTAAAGAAATAATTAATAACAGAATGTTATTGTGCACTAGTTGCGAATTTTTCCTTCCTACAAAACAATGTAGCAAATGTCTTTGCTTTATGCCAGCTAAAGTTCACCTTTCTAATGCAGATTGTCCTATTGGCAAGTGGGGTAAAGAAGAAGATGCCTAGTTCCCCTAAGATTATATTTTGGATAGATAAAATAAATGATTCATATCCAAAAATTGAGCCAGCATCAATTAGAAGGGAATGGATGGATAAAACATATAATAAGTTGGCGTATATGTGCACTCCACTATTAGATGCAATGTCGGACGGCTGGGAAGTAAAACTGCCTCAAGATGTTATTGTTAAATGGAATGGATTATCTGAAGGCTTAGATGGAGAAAGACAAGACAACATATCTATTATTTCTGGAGAATTTTATGGTGACATAAAGATTGTATCTACAGATACTGGAGTAGGAGCAGTTACCTTCGTGCTTGGATTAATTGCAGAAACAGACAAAGATCACTATCTAAAAATTTCTGGCCCGCCAAATTATATATTTAAAGATGCCGAGCCATTGACAGGTTTATTGAGATCAGATCGTTTTATGGATCATCCACTACAAGTTACCTGGAAAATAAATAATCCAGATAAAGAAATACTTTTCCCAAAGGGTATGCCCATCTGCTTTATATCGATACATAAAAAAAATACTACAGAGTTTACAGAAGTAGAAATTAGAGAAATAGATGAAAACAAAGGTAGCAAACTTTTAAAATATACAAAAATGAGATCAAGTTATTTTAATAAAAATGGACCTTATAGTTTTCCTCAATTTTATAAAAATGGAATAGATCAAGACGGTCAAAAAGATTCTGAAATAATTAAAAAGATTAAATTAAAAAAAATTAAGTATCACAATTAATAGGATACGTGTTGCTTTAATTTATATAAATATGATATACTGAATATATTATATCTTAATCAAGCATAGGAGCAGTTTTGATAAAAGAACTGATTGGACCAGGAATAGTCGTATACAGAAATGTTTTTTCTGACACAGACTCTTTGATCCGTAGATACGAAAAGGTTCTAGGAAAAGAAGAGTCTTCTTGGGTGAGCGCAGAAACAAATGAAGACGGAGTACCGCAAAATTTAGGTAGAAATTGTAAAGATTTTGTTTATGATAGACCTCAAGATGATGAAAATGATGAACGCTCTATAGAGCTTAGGTCTTTATATGATATCGTGTTAGACCCAATAAAAGAATCTTTAAAAGACTATGAAAAAGATTTTCCAGTGACCGTAGAGTACTTTGAGTCTTTAAATATCATCAAGTATGAGCCAAATGATTTTTTTAATTACCATACCGATGATGGAAAGCATAGCAGGTACACAGTTTCTTGTGTTGGATACCTTAATGATGATTATGAAGGCGGTCAGCTTCATTTTAAATTTTTAAATGTTCTTTATACTCCAAGATCTGGAGACCTAGTTGTATTTCCATCTGCATATATATATGCTCATGCAGCATACCCAGTTAGAAAAGGAACAAAGTATATTGTTGCATTGATGACAGATAGAACAGTCGAAGGACATAGAAATAAATATGCAGAAAGAATTGGATAAAAAATGCTTGATAATGCTGAATTTTTAGCCCCAGGGATAATTGTATACAGAAATATTTTTACCCCTGAAATGGATTTAATCAATAGACTAGAAAACACCCTTTCTGATAGCTCAGACATTAATCAGTGGAGGGTAGCAAAAACTGGCTATGCCCTTGTTAACAAAAAGTACAGGGATTGCTACGATTTTAAAATCAAAAAAAATAGCAATGACGATACTGGTAAAAGCGAATCTACATTAAAATTAGAAAAAATTTGGGAAGATTCTCGTAACGTTCAGATACCTGCAGTAGAAGATTATAGAGAGATGTTTGGCTTAGCCCCTCTTAATTATTGGGAATCTTTTAATTTTATTAAGTATGGTAAAGACCAGCACTTTGATATACACTCAGATCACGGATATTCTTATATTTGCGTGTTGTCCTCTGTAGGATATTTAAATGATGATTATGAAGGCGGTGAACTATTTTTTGATAAGCTTAATATAAAAATTAAACCAAAGGCAGGCGACCTATACTTATTCCCATCATCCTATATATATTCTCACGCAGCAATGCCAGTAATTTCTGGGGAAAAATATTCTGTAGTCACAATGCTAGACTATTTAGAAGCACCACATACTCCAGATTATAGGGAAATAGAAAAAAGATACACTGACGGATATGTATAAGATAAAAGCATATGGACATGATGAAGTAAATTCGTCTATATCTCAACTAACAATTAAAAGAGAGTGGATGGACAACACTCAGAATAAACACGCATATAACTGTTTTCCAGTATCATTAGCCAACACCCTTGGCTGGGGTATATCATTTCCAGAAGACATATCTTTTATTTGGGATGGAGTTTCAGACTCATATCCTGGACATGTAAAATTTTTGTCTGGCGAGAAATATTGTGATGCCTCAAGAGGCAGTGGAACAATAAGCTTAAAATGCGATATAGTATTAGAAACTGAACAAAATACTACGATTCTAACTATGCCAGTCCCAAATCAATTTAATGAAGGTTTTCAGGCCTTTACAACATTGGTATCTTCATCTTTTTATCCTGGAGCAATACCAATAGTTTTAAAAATTACAAAGCCTATGGAGGTAATAACCATTAAAGCTGGGACCCCCGTAGTTAGCATACTTCCAATGTCTTTATCGCAAATTAATAATTCTGAACTTTTGGTTATGGATAAAGATAGCCATAAAGAATTTTTGTACGAGGGATCTGAATATGGAAATGCAATTAATCAAATAACAATGACTGGCAAATGGTCTGGTTTTTATAGAAATGGAACAGATCATAAAGGAAATAAAATAGGTAGCCATGAATTAAAAAAAATAAATCTGGTAACAAAAAATGCCTAAAATAATTTTTCATTCCAATCGATTGTATAACAATGTTTCTAATAAATTCCATCCAGTACCAGCTAAAAAGCTTTTCCCAAAATGGTTTTCTAATTCAGATAGATATATTTCTATTCCTGGTACAGAAAATAATTACATAAATCAGGAAGGCGGTAAAGTTCTTAATTTTAAAGCCTGTCCAGCTCTTATGGATTTTTTTACTTCAGGATATTTTTATACTACGCCATGCGATTTAACTTTTTATAAAAATGAAGCTGGAGAAATTCAAGTCAAAACAGAAATAGGGTTCGAAGACTTTTGTTCGAGAAGAGACCCAATGAAAGATTTTGTTGTTCCAAAAGGATATCACGATATGCATTTTCATTGGTATCCATCATGGGCCCCAAGCCTACCAAAAGGATACAGCGCAATTTATTTGAGTCCCGTAAATAGATTTGATCTTCCATTTATAACTAGTGCTGGTATAATAGATAATGACAGCATGAATACCCCAGGGCTTTTTCCATTTTTTTTACATAAAGATTTTGAAGGAGTTATACCAGCTGGTACGCCTTACGTACAGATATTACCTTTTAAAAGAGAGGATTGGGAAATGGATTTTAAATTTTATGACTATCAGGAGATACTTGATAGACATCAAGATCAAGCAAATAGGTACAGAACTAAAGATGGCGGGGCATATAAAAAAATAACATGGTCAAAGAAAAAATATGAGTGAGGATATAGTATGAAAATGAATGTAGAAAGAGCTAGATTTGCAAGACAATCAATAACTCCATCAGGACATTTCGGGAACTCGGCAGAGAATATAGTAGAGCTAGAAAATTTTATTACAGAAGAAGAACAAGAGTATCTTTTAAATTTTGCAAGGAATAACACCCTATGGGACCTCACAGAGTCACAATGGAATGAAAATGGAAATATTATATATGATCATACGGTCTGGGAAAATAGAGTTGCAACAATGTCTTCTTTGATGAAAGCAGATCCAAAGGTGGTAGATTTATTAAATATAATAACCGAAAGAATGAGACCAATTATTGAAGAAAAGTTTGACGTCTTGGTTGATCCAGCATCACCAGCAATAGTTAGGTGGCCAGTAGGAACAATGCAGTTTCCACATGCAGACAAAGAATTGCATGAAGGCCCAGATGCGGGTACAGAAAATGAATTTCCATGGTATGACATAGGAACAGTGTTTTACTTTAATGATGATTACGTAGGAGGAGAGCTATATTTCCCAAAACAAAATATAGTTTTTAAAACAAAGGCTAGGGGAGCATATTTTTTCCCAGGAGATTTACATTATATTCACGGAGTAAATGTAGTTAAAGAGGGGTGCAGATACACCTACCCACTTTTTTGGACAATAACAAAACTAGGAAGAGATAAAAATGAGTAGAGACTTTGATTTTTTTGAGATATACCCAAAGGTAGATGTTTATAAAAATTTATTACCAGATTCACAAAAATTAGCTGATATTGTAAAGAGATCAGCAGAATCTTCTGATGGGAAATACTATTTAAGAAAATGGGATAAGTGGGCAGTATTTGGAACATACACTCAGCAAAAACATGATCCTAACGAGCCAAGAGAGTATGGTCAGGTATATGACGATGAGAAATACTTGTCAGATTCTGTATATGACGCATACACAAAAGCTATAGCAAACTATACTGAAAGACATAATCTAAAAATGCCAGAAGGTGCAACACTTTTGACATCATCATTTTCAAAATATGACACTAATGTTGATTTGATGAAAAATAATATGTCTATGCAGTATCACACAGATTATATTATTTCTGAAAAAGACATGCCAGGACAAAAATTCTTTTTAACATGTACAACATATTTAAATGATAATTATGTGGGAGGAGAGATTGAATTCCTGATAGATGGCAAAACATATCCTTATAAGCCACAATCAGGAGACATACTAGTATTCCCATCAATAGAACCTTATTTTCATGGAGTTAAAACTGTTACTTCTGGAGAGAAGTTCTTTGTAAGAAATTTTGTGTCTTACCCATATTCTGGTTCACAAGAATGGTTAGATAAACAAAAATATTACGGAGCAATAAAGTGGGCAAAAATGGAACAAGAAAGAGTTGACAAAGAAAATCCTGGAAACATGAGATATATTAATATGGGGGAAAACAATGGAAATAATTAAGCATGAAGATGAAATTTTTCATATAACTGATGTAGTCACAAAAGATGAAGCAGAGAAGGTTATACAATATCTAGAATTTTTATCAGATTCAAATAATTTAAAATGGAATCAAATTTCATTTTATGACTCGTACGCTATGGGATTTTGGAATACAGATCCAACCCTACTTAATTTCGGTTTGCCAGCGGACTACTTTTTGCAACTAAAGCTAAAAATTAAAAAATTATGCGAGCAGGTCCTTGAAAGAGATTTAGATGAAGTTAGCTACCATGCACAAAAATGGATAGAGGGTGCTTTTGCTAGCTTTCACTCTGATAATACAGACGCAGATGGTAATTCTACGGCATTTGAAAGAAGCAAGTACGCTGCATTCATGTATTTGAATGAAGATTTTACTGGAGGCATATTAAATTTTAGAGACTATGATATAAGCATTACCCCAAAGATTGGAATGCTTGCAGTTTTTTCTGGAGGCCAAGGGCACGAGCATGAAGTCACAAAAGTTAAATCTGGAACAAGATATACAATCGGTTCATTTTGGGACAATGCTGGCATTGTTTATACCGAAGAGCAAAAAGCAATTAGAGCGGAAGAGCTTGCAAAAATAAGAAAAGATCAAGAAGAAAGCTACAAAGTTTGGGCAGAAAATAAAGAAAAAGGAATAACGCCAGACTACCTTGGTAAAAATGGAGAATAAGTGAATTCAACAAAGCTATATGAAAACGTATACTATTATGATAATTTATTTGAAAATATAAATGATTACCTAGATCTTTTATCTGATGATGATCTTATATGGGAAGATTGGTTTTCAAGTAATAATTTATTTCAATATGGGCATTATACTGGCGGTCAACATACTCTGAAAGCAACATTATTAGATCCAATTAAAAATGCTATGGATATTTGTCTAAAAGATTATGTAAAAAATACTAATTTAAATTTTGGGTGGATTCCAGAATTTTATAAAATACACAGATATTTTACTGACTCTTACATGGGGCCACACGTAGACTCTATAGACAAAACATCTTTAAAGTCACCAACAATATCAATTGTTATTTATTTAAATGATGATTACGAGGGTGGAGAGATATATTTCCCAGAACAAGGAATAAATATAAAGCCAAAGGCTGGAAGCATGATTATATTTCCATCATATGCTCCATATTACCATCAAGCAAAAGCAGTAACAAAAGGCACCAAGTACATGTGCCCAATATTTTGTTTCAAGGAGCCTTTTTAAGGTATAATCTTATTATGTCCTATAAGTACTCAGTAATAAAAGATAATCCACTAGGCTTTTGGTTTTTAGATGAGCAGTCTGGAACTACCGCCATAGATATATCTGGTTGCGGAAATAATGGAGTTTACTTACAGTCCTTTTCTAACCCTCCTTTGCCCCTGACATACGGAGGAATCAATTCAGTAGAAATAAGTAATTTGCAAAGTATTACTTTTCCACTAACATATAATTATTATGGTATAAGCAAAGAGACCCCAATTGCAAACAGCAGCTATTCTTATAATCCTTTTACAATAGAATGTTTTATTTATCCAAAAAGTCTTACATCAACAATGGAGCCAGTTGTTGCAGATGCAGCATCAGGGGTTGGTCTTTATGCCAATAACAATGGAGTAGCATTTGCATTAAAGGGTTTGTCAGATTCTAATTCAAGAGTTGATTTTGCCATACCTAACTTTAGCCGTGTTGTACATATTGTATGTGTTTATTCTGTATCAGATATATCAATATATATAGATGGAGAAAAGCAGGCAGTAAAAACACTAGACAACTTTAACTTTACTAACTCCTCTTTGGCATTAAAGTGTGGTCCAACATCTAGCTCATCAAATAAATTTTTAATAGACTCTGTTGCAATATACAGGTACTCCTTGTCAGAGTCTCAGATACAAAATCATTACAGCCTAGCACAATCCATACCAGCCTTTAATACAGTATTCCCAGATTTGGGAGAGTTGTTTGATATATATGATACAAACATATCAACTAAATTTGAGTACTCTTATCCAGCTAGAAAGCCCTGGAAAGACATGACAACTTCAGGGCTAGAATATAATTTTATAAAAAATAGAATACAAATTCCTATAGGCACTGGAAATTCTCAGTCAGCATTTTTTACCGAATTTTTATATATACCATCACAATACGGAATAGATAGCTCTAAGATAGAGTGGGTAGCAACAAGCGGTGTCGCTGTATACTCCAGCCTTGACGGGGTAACATATGTTCAATGTGAAAACGGATCTAAGATACCTCAATATGGAAATTATACAAGCGGGGAAAGCTTTAGTAGTTCTTATCAGCTTTATATAAAGGTAGTTTTTACAACAACCAACGATCTTTTAAACAATCCTTTTATGCAAAGCCTAACTATTAAATTTTATAAGTCACAAACTCTTTATGCAACAAACTCATCTAGCTATATATATCAAATGACAGATGATTCGGCATATGACTCAAAGTCATATATTGGAGACCAAAAATACGCAATTCTTTCTAGGAATAAGTACGGAGGCATTTGCACAAAAGAAGATTCTGGATTTTATTTAAATTTATCTAACCTTTCTACATCAATGGAATTCTTTTATACCCCCAAAGACTTGTCTGGCGGCGGGCTTATATACAGAGTTGATCCTAACATTATAGAGCTCTCTGGAGGCCTATACAACACCTCTTACACTGGTCTAGATATAGTTAGTGGAGGGCTGTACAACTCATCTTATACGACCTCCTATGACGCAGGACAGGTAAATAGAGATATAGGAGTTGCTTACACATGGGCTTCTTCTGGAGCTATTACCAAAGATAATATTAAAAAAATATATGTAAATGGGGTAGATAAAACATCTCAAACTTCAATATCAAATGTTTTTAAGGCTGGAGAAATGTACCACGTAGTACTTGTTTTTGAGGAGCAGATAATAAATTCAGTTAAGATGGGTTATTCTGTCGACGGAGGTTCTGAATCTCTATATCAGTATATATCAATGTATGACTACGAGCTAGACTCTGGAATTGTCTCTGATCACTACCAAATTTATATAAATGGAGACCCAACAGTAATATCTGAAGCGTCCTTCTCCCTGACAGAAAATGCAGTTGAGCTGTTCGATAACGACTGGCTTGTGATTCAAAACGTTTAAATCTGTCGTTCATACTGACAAAAGCTGGACTTAAATAAAAGATAATGGTAGAATAAGTGTCTATGGACTTCAATAAGATTGGCACTAAGGTTTTAGACGAGGAAACAACACTCGGTATTTATGTATGGGAAATTGACGGGAAATGGGTCGGAGACGACGAAGGAAATTATTTATCAATTACATCAATGAAAGATAACAAAGAAAGAATTGAAGCCCTAAGAAAAGCCGTTTCTGGTTATGGTATAGACAGAGGACAGCCACTATTTTTGTCGGGAAGACGCAAGATTGATGATGAAGAATATCAGTATCAGCAGTCAAGACTTAATCTAGGTCTTGTGCCAGATCCATTAGATGTAGGTAATTATAAGGATGAGATGAAAAAGCTCATAGTGCCAGGGAGATAAAAATGGAACATATTGATGAAGCACCAGAAGTAAACGATGAGATTCAATTATCTAGCGCTGCAGACTGGTTTTCTTTTAAAAAGGAAACAGAGCACGATGACCCCTTCCTAATCCAATTAGATGATATTAGAAAATTAAACGGATTAAGTCCAGCATTTCGCAGAAAGCTTAGCAGAGAATTTTCAAAATCTTTTACTGGAATAGATAGTGCATCAACACAGCAGAACTTATTGGCACAAGCCATTACTGGCTATGCAATGTTTGACCTGGTTCAACCAATATATAACTTAGAATATCTTTCAAAAATCTATGAAGTTTCTACATATAACTATGCAGCAATTAATGCAAAAGTTGCAAACATTGTGGGTCTTGGATATCAGTTTGATGAAACAAGAAAAACAAACGATGCTTTAGACGGAATCACCGATGAAAAACAATTACAGAGAGCTAGAAAAAAGCTTGGAAAACTAAGACAAGATTTAGAGCAGTGGCTAGAAGATGTAAATGATGAAGAGACATTTACAGAGACTCTCATTAAGGCGTATACAGATTTAGAAGCGACTGGTAACGGCTTCATTGAAATAGGCAGAACAACCCGTGGAGATATTGGTTATATAGGCCATATCCCAGCAAAGACAATGCGTGTAAGAAGACTTCGTGATGGATTCATGCAATTACTTTATGGCAAGGCAGTCTTCTTCAGAAACTTTGGAGATCAAGAAACGCCAAACCAAATTGCTGGTGGTCTAGAAAGACCAAACGAAATTATTCATCTAAAAAAATATACACCAATGGATAATTATTATGGAATCCCAGACATCATAGCTGCCCAGGTAGCACTTGCTGGAAATGAATTTTCTGGTCAATATAACCTTGACTACTTTCAGAATAAAGCAGTACCAAGATATATAATTACCGTTAAAGGTGCTAAGCTTTCTCCAGAATCAGAAAGAAAATTACTTGAGTTTTTCCAGGTTGGATTAAAAGGCAAAAATCATAGATCACTTTATGTCCCGCTTCCAGCAGATACTCCTGACTCAAAAGTTGAATTTAAGATGGAGCCAATAGAGGCGGGATCACAGGAATCATCATTTAATGTTTATCGCAAGGCAAATAGAGATGAAATTCTTTTGGCCCATAGAACACCAATTTCTAAAATTGGTATTCCTGAAGGAATTAATTTAGCAGCAGCCAGAGATGCAGATAAAACATTTAAAGAGCAGGTTTGCAGACCAGCACAAATGAGATTAGAGAAAAAAATTAATTTAATTATTGCTGAAAAAACAGATGCGGTTCAAATTAAATTTAATGAGCTTAGCCTTACAGATGAAGATACTCAGTCAAAGATTGATGAGAGATATTTGAGAATGCAGGTTATTACTCCAAACGAAGTCCGACTAAGAATGGGTAAAATTCCAATTGAGGGCGGAGACGAAGTTATTCAATTAAAGCCACAACAGCAGGCAGAAATTAGAGCTCAGGCTGGGCAGACAAGAACCAGAGATAAAGAGAGACAAAATAATTCCCCAGATATTTCTGGAGAAGCCAGAAATCCAAAAGGCGACGGCAGTAAAGTAGAATAATCTACTCAACCGTTATTTGCCTTTTGATGTATATACCTATAAAATTAAGCATATGAATATCGAAAAATCTTATTGGTCATCAAATGGGGAAAATCTTCATTTGTCGGTTCCCTTTACAAAGGTAAATATCGAGAAAAGAACAGTCTCAGGTTTTGCGACATTAGACAACGTTGACCAAACAGGTGATGTTGTAACAGCAGATGCAAGCCTTAAGGCCTTTGAAAACTTTAGAGGCAATCTCAGAGAAATGCATCAGCCACTCGCAGTAGGCAAAGTTGTTTCTTTTAAGCCAGAAACATACTACGATCAAGATTCAAAAAATTTTTATAATGGCGTTTATGTAACCTCATACATCTCAAAGGGCGCACAAGATACCTGGGAAAAAGTTTTAGACGGCACACTTACTGGTTTTTCAATTGGCGGAAAAATTAAAGATTCAGACAATGAAGTTAATAAAGCAACAGGGCAATCTGTAAGATTTATTAAAGATTATGATCTAGTAGAACTTTCAATTGTCGACTCTCCAGCAAATGAATTGTGTAATATTTTTTCAATTGAAAAAGCAAATGGCACAATGATATTTAAAGGAATGGTTGCAGATATCGTAACAGAAAATATTTTTTATTGTGAAGAAAGCAACTCTGTATTCCTTTCTCCAGAAAAAACATTTGATTCACCAATCACTGGAAAGCCAGCGTCTATTATTGGATGGGTAGAAAAATCAGACATTAATAAGTCTGTCGAAGTACAAAAAATTCTTGATTCATTTAAGAAATCAAGATTTACGTTGCCTGATACACAAACAATTGCAAAACAGGCAAACGCAGAAGGAGGTAATGAAGTGTCAGAAAACACAGAAAACACAGTGGTTGAAGAGACCGCTGTTGAAGAAACAGTTGCCGTTGAAGAAACGCCAACAGCTGAAGAAGCTCCTGCAGAAAATGCAGTTGCAGACGCTCCTGCCGAATCTCTGGAAAAAGCAGCCGACGTATCAGAAGTTATGGTTGATGAACCTGATTTTGCAAAGATGCTTGGTGATTTAAAAGGCTTTTTCTCAGAAACTCTAAATAAGGCTGCACAAACAAATGCAGACCAGGTTTCAACCATTAAAGATACTGTTGAGTCATTCAGCAAGAGCGTAGATGGAAGAATTTCAGAGTTGGCAGAACAGCATGCTATTTTAAGCAAGGCTGTAGAAGATATAAAGAACACAATTGACGGCGTTGAAAAGCGTGTCGATGCAGTAGAAGGTGAGACTGCAATTAAGAAGTCCTCAGATCTTGGCGGATCTCAGGGAGTAGTAATCAAAAAATCAAAATGGAACGGTTCTTTCCTCGGTTCCGTATCAGATTTAATCAAATAAGGGTAGGTGAAATAAAATATGAGCAATGAATTATTAAAAGATATTGCAGCTGGAACAACAGCTACAGGTACATTTGCTTCAACAACTGGTGGTACAGGAGTACACATAGCGTCTGAAGCAGGTAACGGTGGTTTGCTAAACCCAGAACAGTCTGCTCGCTTCCTTGATTATATGTTCGATGCAACCGTAATAGGCAAAGTCGCACGTACAGTCCGTATGAAGTCAGACACAACCGAGATTGACCGTATTGGCGTTGGTGAGAAGCTTATGAAGCTAGCAACCGAAGGTTCAGATACTGCTTCAAACTCAGCAGTTACATTCTCAAAGATTTCTTTGACAACAAAGAAGCTTCGTCTTGACTGGGAACTCTCAACAGAGTCTCTAGAAGACAACATTGAAGGTCCAGATCTAGAAGATCATATTGCAAGACTTCTTGCAACACAGGCTGGAAATGACATCGAAGATGTTATCCTAAACGGTAACACATCACTCACAGGAGATGCACTTTATAAGGCATTTAACGGTGTAGTTAAGAAGGCAAAGACATACGGTCACGTTGTCGATGCTGGTGGAGCAGCAATTACAAGAGCCGTATTCAACTCAGCTCTTAAGGCACTCCCACGTAAGTACAAGCAACGTCGTACAGACCTTCGCTTCCTTGCGGGATCAAACTTGATCCAGGATTACTTATACAGCACTTCTAACTCAACAAACTTTGCAAACCCACAGGATATTGCTTCTGGCATCATCCGTGGTGAAGTTGCACCAGTTTCAGGTCCAGCAGGATATGTAGCTCCATATGCGTTTGGTATTCCAATCGTTGAAGTTCCACTTCTTCCAGAGACACAAGACGGTGACTACTCAGGAGAGACAGGCTCACACGGAGACGTCCACTTGACATTCCCAAATAACGTAGTTATTGGTATCAAGCGTGATGTAACCGTTTACCGCTTCTTCTGGCCACGTAAGGACTCAATTGAGTACACAATGTATACTCGTGTTGGCGTCCAGATCGAACAAGCAAATGCTTGGGTCGTAGTTAAGAACGTTAAGGTAGCTTCCTAATTAATTAGGTTAGCCTAAAGGCCCCCATATTTATATATGGGGGCTTTTCATTGTAAATTAGTAATGATATAATTGTTTTACCTAGAATAAGGAGAAATATATGTCATTTGAGACATTAAAAGTAGCAGAGCTTAAGAAGATCGCAGAAGATTTTGCGGTTGACACAGAAGCCTTAAAGAATAAAGCAGATATTATTGCAGCACTTACAGAAGAAGGCGTAACATATTCTGTTTATGCAAAAACAATTGAAGTTCTTCAAGAGGCCGAAGTAGAGGCAGATGAAGTATTGCCGAAGTTTGATCCAAAGAAAGATCAGCCAAAGGACAGTGTTTTAGTTAGAATGACAAGAGCAAACTTTAGATATGATATATTGGGATACACTTTTACGCAAGATCATCCATTTATAGCAATGAAAGAAGAAGACGCTCAAAAAATTTTTGATGTGGAGGAAGGTTTTCGTTTAGCGACACCAAAAGAAGCGCAAGAGTTTTATAGCTAAACAAGCCTATAATAATGGCAGAGATATATGTAGATCAAACAGCACCAATTAAAACAAAGATATTCTATGGCGGGG